CTGACATGGCACAACCACGTTGTCTATATACTAACCTGTAACTGCGTTTTTGAGCATATTATATTTATTAATATCTGTTTTATATAATCTCGCTTGTTCAGTTAAGTTGAAAGATTCCTTTGCAAATGGGTTCTTTTCACCAGTAGCAGCAACAAATTCTGTCTGTACTTTTGTTGTTGTAGCACCACCTCCCTGTGGTCTTGGGTTTTTTTGTACCCACTGAGGCATATTTGACATTGCCCATTCTTTGACAGGTGTTCTGTTATATCCATCAACAACCACAACTGTTCCATCTGCCTCTCTTGTTAGTTGATCCTTGCTAATTCGAGTAAGCACATATTGGGGATCATGCACAACATCAGCAAGGGCTGTAACTGCTGGAGCTTCAACTTCTAGCTGTCTTTTTTCAGCTATTAATTGCTCAATCTTTTGTCTTTGTTGTTCTTCTGCTTGCCTATATTGAGTTGCTAGTTTTTCTGTAGCCTCTTCATATCTACCTTTTGCCTCAAGCTCCTCTTGTTCTTTTTTCTGTTTAAAGGCAATAAGAGCATCTACATCTACATCAGGGGGAACAGCTTTTGCCGCTTCTTTTGCTTTTTTATAATCATCCAGTATTTCAGAATTAGACTTTCTTAGTCTTTCTACTTCTGCCTTCAGTGCAGCCATTTCCGCTGTGTTGTCAGGCTTAATTGCTTCGTCTGCCATAAATTAAAAATTTACAATTATTCACAATGTTAGCTCCACTTGGTTCTGTCTGCCCAAAATGCCGCTGACATTTTGCCTTTTGCAATATTTTTTGCGTGTCTAGCCTTAAAACTGCGTCTTTTTGCCTTATCTGCGTCAGATTCACCCTTTCTTGGTGGTTTTGTAGCTGCTCCTTGCATACCAAACCTGATTAATTTGACCTTATCACCTTCTTTTGCCAAAACAACGTGAGACTTTGTTGGATGTGATGGGGTTCTTTTAGGTTTATTAAAACCAGATAATCCAAATCTTTTAAGTCTCGGATCTTTGCTCATTTGCCTTTTTTACTCATTGCCATTCTATGAGCTTGCGTAAAACTCATGCCCTCTCTCATCTTACGTTTCATATATTCCATGTGAGCCTTTGTGTGACCATGTGTTTCCTGATGCTTCTTTAATGTGTTCTTTTGTCTTGTAGTAAGTTTCATTTTATTTTTTCCTCATAATATCAGCATCTGCTTTCCTAGCTCCACCTTTTCCAGTAATAAAACTATTTACTCTGCCCATAGCCCACGCAGCCATAGGAACATTTCTTGATCCACCAGACAAATAAGCTCCTTGACCTCTTCTGTAAACAGCTTTTAGCTGAGTTAACGTAAATCTTGAATTTTTTGCTTTTTTTCTAAGTGTTTCTACAACTGTGGCACTTAAAGGTCTAGCGGGTGGAGCTTTTTTTACGCTTTTTTTTCTTGCTGGCATTTTGTTTAGTCCTTGATTTTGATACAGCTTGAATATCTATAAACTCTCCTCTTTTATACGCTGCTGATGTCCGCTTAATTTCGGCTGCTTTTGCAGCTTTATTTTTTGCACCGCTAAGGTATTTCTTAGCAACACCTGTTTTTTTATCTTTTGCAACTTTGCGGAAACGTCTGCGAACCATCAGTCTTTGTCTTTTTTAGGTTTTGACTGCTTTGGCTTTGACTTTTCTGCCTTGTATTCATTAAGTTTTTCAAAAAATGTTTTTGCCATTACTTCTTACCTCCTTTTTTCTTTTTCTTCTTTGCTTTTGGTTTCATGGAAGAACCGTAGCCGACACCTCTAGGCATGACAATAAAAGTAGCTGACTTTATATTACTTCCTTTTGCGTTTTTTAGCTTTCTTTTTTTTACCCGCTGTAGATAGTGCTATCGCCTGAGCTTGCCTTAATGTGCGACCTTCTTTCATAAGTAGCCTTATATTGGCACTGATAGACTTCTGTGACTTTCCTTTTTTAAGTGGCATTATTTAAATACCTTCCTTATGGCCGCTATATCCTCTGGTTTTTTAGCGGTAACATATAAGCCTTCAACTAATCTTTGCAAAAAGATTTTATCGCTACCTGTAGCTTTGTCGATTTCTTTTTTTAGTTTTGCTGGAACTGTACGATCTGCTGGAAAATCGTTTGTCATTTGCATGACTTCTCTTATGGTCATAAATAATTAAGTGCTGAGTTAAGAGTTTCCTCGACCCAATTATAAAGTCGTGGAGCATCATTTAACAATTTATCAGGACTCATAACATAAGCCGCAAAAGATTCAGCAAATAATTCAAATTTATCTTTTTCACTATAAATAGTGATTGATGATTTACCTCCTAACTTTTTAAATTTAACTCCTAATGGTGCTGCTCCACTTCCTTTGAAATGAACCTGATGACCTACTTCATGGATCATTGTCGTGAGCCATTGATGATCTTTTGATACCAGATCACCTGTTGTTCCCGCATATTTTGTTAAAGCTTCTGTTGCATCATCTACAAATGCTTTGACATTACTTTTCCCTAAAGGTCTTGAATAATTTAATAACTCGGTATTAACAATCGAGCTAGGTGTGGCAGTATATCCAGCCGCACCAGATGGACAAGGCTGCATGACATCATACATTTTTGCATGAATACGACTACTACTTCCATTATCTACAGCACCCTTAATGCCTTTATACCAAAGCTCATTGCTTCTATTATCTGGAGTATTTGGAAACTTTTGGAAAGCCTTAGTTGTTGATTCCATTTGTTCTCGATATGCCTTCAAAGGAATTTTGTTAGTCATTGATTGTGTCCATTGTCTTTGCTCTGATCTCATATTGAAATGATTTAAAGTCTTTGTTTTTTTCATAAACTTACGCATTTTTTTAGTATTTGCTGCCACTCTTCCTCCAGCAGTTTCTAAACTGTCAAGACTTTCTTGCACAAATCTATCTACTGTAAGATCTTTACCTTTCCAGTTAATTGTTTTTAAATATTTATCAACCTCTTCAGTACCATATTCACCTGTCGGGATATAGCCCTTATCATCTGCTTTTTCTACAGCGGCTTTTGCAGCCGCAGCTAATCGGTTTGCCCTTTCTGGATCTACTATCGTGACAGTTCCAGCAGCAGCACCAATCTCAGTTCCAGATATTATGCTTTCTGGTGTACCATATCTATTTCTTAAATCATCAAGAGTTATTCTACTGCCATCATTTCTAATAAATGTTCTTAATGCTTTGTTTGGCCCTTCTTTTGCGGCAAGACGGTTGAAAAAAGCTGCTTTTTCTTCGCTGCCAAAAACTTTTACTTGTAAATCACTTGTACCAAATCTACCCTTCCTCTGGCCATAAATCCAATTCCCATATTTTACCCCTGCTGGAACTCGACCTGTTTGACTTGGCCTTGCAGCTAATTCGCTAAAATCTGCTGGTATTGGTTCTTCAAGATTTTTAAATGGTTTTACTTTTTTACCATTAACGATATATTCAGTATTTTTTAAACCTTTAAAATCAACTACAGGAACAGTGGTAGATCTACAATTAAAGTGCTGCGGTGGTGTAGGGCCATTATTATAATCAAACTTTTGACCATCAAGTCGCTGACAAATAGCACTTGTTCGAGAGTCCAGCGTTGCAACATATTCATACTTTGGGGCAACCTTTTTATTTGCTGCATAGACAGCTAATGATGCTTGATTTGTTACCTGATTAACTGATGTTCTCACAATTGTCATTATTTGATGATTTGCCACCCTAGTTAATTCACCTCCAGCTAGAGCTAATTGCTTTGCCGATAAAGGGCCAAGATCAGCAAACTCAAGCCTTCCAACAAGTCTCTTACTAATCTGCTGTAGTGTCTCACCAGAAAAAACTCCTGACCTGACAGCTAGATCTAATTTCTGTGCTGAAGATTCCGCTATACCCCTAAATGCTTTTCTAACTGTGTTGCCATTTGGAAGTGTTATTGCTGCTCCCTGCGTTGCTGTAAGCCTAAACTTACCAGATCCAAAATCTTTAAAATTATCCTCCGTAAATGCTTTGCTAGTAAATATATTTACCTCTGATGGGTCTGTCATAATTACTGATTCTGCATATTTCTCACTTATGGCAACACTGTTAATAGGAACTCCACCTGATGCTGTTACTTTTTTTAGTTCGCCAACAATAAAATCATTTTGAAGTTCAGTTATTCCCTGTAATTCTTTTTTCATATCGAGAATTGATCTACCCCACCAAGTATCTAAACTATCACTTGACTGCTTGATTATGGCTCTAAGTCTTTTTCTTGTTTGTGGTGCAATTATTCTTGCCCCACCCCTTGCTATTTCTGCAACCTGTCTTTCATCAATAGACCTTAATTGCTTTGCTGCATTTAAGATTATTTCGTTGTAAGTAATTATATATTTTTCTGCAACTGTATTGCTATATCTACCTAAGTCAATAGTTTCTCTAAAAAATACCTCTGGTGTGGACATCTATCATTCGTCCTCTGTGTCCGCTGGCTCTTGTGCTGGGGCTGCTGGTTCTTCTCTTTCCGTCAGTCCTCCATTCTGTGTAGTTTCGATCTCATCTTCTACGTCAAAGTCATCACCAAGAATCTCTCCAGCCGATAGTTGATTCAACAATGTTTCCTGACTAATAGTTCCAGATGTAAATAATGCTAGTAGTGACTGGATCTCCTGTGGTTCTAGTCTTGTACTTACAAAGTCTCTATTAACAAAGCTGCTTCCAGCATTTGCCTCATTGAGATATTCGCTATGAAACTTAAGGCAATTATCAATCAAGTCTTGCATCTGTTGGGCAACAACCATCATTGTGCTGTCATTCTGTGATCTATCTATTCTTTTAGCCTCTGCTGTTTCTCCTACTAACTTCTGCCCTAAGACTGCGGCCAAAGATAAAGTATTAATCTGTTCTCTAATATCATCAAGCCTTTTGAACTGACTATCATAGCTATCTCCTGATGGGCTGATATATTCCATGCGTGACTCAGGTGGCAGCGATAATGCTTCACTAGGGCCAGTTGTTATCTCATCTGCG